TTTTTTAGTAAATTATCTGTTGATGAGAGCTAAAGTTTTAATATTTTTTGAATATATTTATCTAACCATTCTATAGATAGAGAAATACTTTTTAAATAGGAGGGGTGTCTCGTGAATAAGTTGAAACCAATAACTCTCGAAGCTGAAATTCAGATCATCGAGGAAACAGAAGAACTTATGAAGGAAGCTGCTGCTATCGTAGACTTCCCTAAGAATAAAACTCCGGATATGTTGTTCTTTTCCGGATGTTTTGTATCATCAGGCCAAAATTTAAACGATGCTTTCTTTTTACCTTCAGAGATGGTAAAAGCTAGGCACACTATAGATAATAAAGCTCTTGATATAGAACATGAGGAAGAAAATATAATTGGTCATATATATTCTAGTGTATTTGTAGATCAGAACGGTAAAAAATTAAACGCTGAGGATTTAGCAGAGCTTAGTGATGATGTACTTAATAAGATGGATATAGATATTATGATAGCTGGTATAATATATAAGAGTAGATTTCCAAAACTAGCTGACGAAGTAGCTGGTGGGAAATGGAAATTATCTATGGAAACCTATTACCAAGGATACGATGTTAAAATTGGTGATGTGATATTGTCTCAAAAAGAAGCCGAAGCTCTTGGTATAGCAAATTCAGAAGTTTTAGGTAAATTTGCTAGAATAATAAAAAGAGGTAAGGAGTTAGCAGCTGGAGCGATAGCTAGAGTTCTTAAGGATTTAATGTTTTCTGGTTGTGGTCTTGTAAAACAACCTGCAAATCCTAGATCTCTAATATTTGAAACAGCAAAAAAGAAAGAAAATGAAGATGAAATAATAATTGAACTAGATAGTGAGGAAATCGCTATGGAAAAAAACTTAGAAACTAAAGAAACTGTTGTTGAAGAAACTGGTGTGGATGAAGTATCTACGGAGGAAGCAGAAGAAGTAGATTCTGAAAACACTGAAGAAACAGAAGATGCTGATATAGATTCTTATGATGTAAGAAAGCAAACAAGTGTGGGAATCTGTGTGAGTTATAAGAAATATGTTTATGCAAATGAATATGTTGGTCCTGATACTGAGATACTACATGAAAATTGGTGTACCCTATATGAATCTGCTTGTACTTCTTTTGGCCGTGACGTAACAGATCCCAACTGCTTGCGCAGACAGGCCGAAGAACAAGCGGCAAGCTATGTAGCTTCCAAGTTACAGGAATCGATAGCAAAAGATAAACGAGGCGAATTATTGAGTGATTTAAAAGGCTTACTTAAGTAAGCCTTAAATCTTATAAGGAGGTAACCGCTTATGTCACCACAAGCAATTTTGACTGGAAGAAGTACGCCTAAAGTTGTTAGGGTAAATGCCGATGATGGTAAAGCCTGTTTGTATAAGAATTTAGGTAATGGTCGTCGTGTTCCTTTTCTTTGGGCTGATACAGTAACATTGGCATCCGGTACTAGTGAAACCACAGTAGCCAGCGGTGTTGAGTTTAACGATTTTAAAGTTTGCGATGGTAAAATAACGTATAATAGAACCTTTACATTAAATAACATAAATTCTACAGCATCGGGTACTTACGCCGCTATGGCAGGCACGACTTACATTGAGAAAGATGTGGATAACAATGTAGTTATATTGAAAACATCTAGCGCTGTTGGATATGATACTGATTGGGATGTGTATGTGTATTTAGGTTCTGATACGACTTATACTTCTGCAAGCACAAACCAGATTTGGGCTCGTAGAGATTCAAATTCTATGTAATTTTGTTTTATAGAGGAAAAAGGTAAAGGGATTTGACCAATAAAATAAAAAATAAATAATACGAGGTTGGTTGGTTGGTCTATTTTTACATCAGAAAATTTTATAAGGAGGTTCTACTTCATGAATGATCAACTGCTAAAAGATGTTCAAGCTATCGTTGATGAAATCTTCAAGGACAAAGAAGATGCAGATATGAGGCAAGAAACAGAGAATGCTCTAGTTAAATCAGCTGAAGCTATTACTCAGTTGAACGAATCTTTAGAGGCAAAAGATGAAGAGCATGCTGCTGAGATTAATGAATTTAAAGACCAAATTTCTGCTCTGGATTCTAAGTTGGGAGAGCTAGAAGAAGTTAAGAAAGCTCTTGAAGAAGAAAAGGCGAATTTTGACATCGAGAAAGATGAGTTGACTAAAAGAGCTGAATCTGCAGAAGAAGAGCTTGAAAACATTAGAAAGGATAAGTTAGCCCAAGATAGAATAGGCGATCTTAGCACATCTGGTGTTGCTTCTACTAACGAGGAAGCTCAATTCAATAAAGTTAGAGAAATGTCTGAAGAGGACTTCGCTTCCTATAAGGAAGAATTGGTATCTGTAAGAGAATCTATTCTTGCTCAACTGCAAGAATCTGAAGCAGCTGCTGAAGAAGAAGTTGTCGAAGAGACAGCTACTGAAGAAGCTGAAGAAGAAGTTGTCGAAGAGACAGCTACTGAAGAAGCTGAAGAAGAAGTTGTCGAAGAGACAGCTGATACTGAAGAAGCTGAAGAAGAAGTTGTAGTAGATGGAGAAGAAACTGCTACAGAAACCGATGAAGAAATTTCCGAGGAAGATGAAACTGCTTCAGAAGAAGAGGCCGTAACCGAAACTGATGAATCTATTAATCCAGCTCAGGTTATGACTGCAGCTCTTAATATGGAAATAACACCAAGCGACGATATGAAGAAAAAATATCAAGCGTTTGGAGCTGCGATGGCTGAAAACATTAAAGCACGGAGAGACCGCAAGTAAAATATGATAAGGAGGAATGGTAATTATGTTTGTTCCTAGACATCCTGTCGTGGAGAATCAATTTTGTCAATATAATGAAACCAGTACTACTGGTGGTGTAGGTGGGGTTATAGCCTATGCTGGAGCTGTTTGCTATCTTGTAAACGCTGCTACTAATCAGGAAGCTATTGTAAATAAGTATATAGATACTACATATAGTGCTCCTGAAAGTACACCTTTTGGTTTCCTTATGCAGAAAGTAAAAGCTGGTTATCATCAAGTACATCCTGCTGGGTTTTATATGCCTGGAGACCTTGGTTCTTCAGACGTAATTGCTCAGCCTAAATACAGCGCAGCTGGTGCAGTGAATGGTACAAAATATGCACCTGTTGGTGTTGCACATTTAGGTATTTGGGATACAGTTCATTACACTGTTCTGACGTCTGGTACTACTGCTATGGCACCTGGAGATTTACTATATGTGGATAAAACAGATAGTAAGGTGCGTAATGATAATGGTGGGATACCGACTAATGTTTCTGGTGTTGTTGCTAGGGTTGTGAAGGGCGCAAGCGCTGCTCAGGCTGCAGCCACTATTGCAAATACAACACTGTTTCCTATTAGAGTTAAGCTTTTAGTATAAATTAAAACTTAAAAAGTTCAAGATACATATATTTATGGATCAAAGCGTGAATAACGCATCCAAAACTCTTGAAGGAGGAATAACATATTATGGAAAGAAAGGAAATGCAAGAACTTTTTAGGGCAACGGCTGCTATTAATACTCCGGAGGGAATGGCTGCTTACAAGGCTTTCGCCGCAGCGTTAACGACACCAATCCTTCAAGCAGTTGAGCGCGAATCCATCATGAGACAGCTATTTGCTGTCGAACGATTGGGACCTGGTGCGCAGGCCGTTTATCCGGTCGCCGAAGATTTTGAAATCCCTGTTTGGATTTTGCCAGGTCTAGGTTATGTAGCTCAGAACTTCATTGAAGGTATCGGAGAAGAAGTATACGTCCCTACGTTCTCAATTGATGCTTCGGGTGATTGGAAGCTGACCTATGCAAGAGATTCTAGAATTGATATTGCACAGCGCGCAGCCGAAAAAGCCGCTAAAGCTATAGCAGATTTTGAAGAGGAGAGTGGTTGGAGGGTAATTCTACCTGCTGCTACTTCTGCCTTTTCTGGTAAAGGTCTTCTTGGGTCTAGACCTGCTCCTATTTATGAAATCAATCCTGCATCTACTGGTGCTGGATATTTATCAAAAGAATTGATTAATAGAATGATGGTTGGTTTTAAGAGAATAGGAAGGACTTTGACTGATCTTTATGTTTCTCCTGAGGACGCCGCTGATATTCGTGAATGGACTGATACAGATGTAGATCCAGTAACTAGAAGAGAAATCTTCCAGGCTGCTGGTATGGGAAGTCTCTGGAATGTCCAGCTTCATGAAATTCAGCATTTAGGTGCAACTGGATTGTACAATGTTAATGGTAATAGTTCTGCATATGGTAAGTTCATTGCTGATTCTAATGAACTTTATAATGTTTACCAACTTGACAATCCTAATGTAACTAATGCCGATGGTACTATAAGTACTTTAGGTGAGACTCAGGTTATAGGATTTGATCTTAGTGTTAATGATTCACTTGTAATGCCTATCCGACAAGAATATATTGCACATGACGACCCAACGTTGTTACGTGTGCAGAAACAAGGATTCTTTGGATGGGAAGAAATTGGATTCGCATGTCTTGATCCGAGAATGCTATCTATTGGTGTTATTGACAGATCACTATAATATAACATAATGTAAGGCGTCCTATATTAGTTTATAGGACGCCTTATCTTGGAGATAGATATGATAGAGTTATTAATACTATTAGTAATAGTTTTGAATGTAGAGGCTGTTACTAATATACTTAGTAAGTCTGATATATTTAAACCGCTAAGAGAAGGTTTATTTAATACTTATAACAATAGGGGAAATAAATTCGCTGGATTTGCACATGATCTCATTGACTGCCCGTATTGTACATCGGTGTGGGTTAGTACGTTCTACATACTGTGTATA